TATCCAGCAGGAGAGAACCAAGTTTCTGAGTTATTGGATGTGGAAACACAAAGACCAGCAACATCAGCAGCACATGGTACATAACGATAAACATCATTATACTTATCGTAGATGTACTTGTAACCAGAGTCAAACATCGCATAAGAAGAACTTGGTAGAGTTCTGAAGAATCCGATTATATTATCGGTCTTAACTGATGATGAACTGGAGTTGACCACATCAGATCTTTCTGGTGAAGCAACTACAACACAATCTCTTCTACCTTCAGCAATTGCAATTAGTCTTGCAACCATTGTTGTGCTCATGTGACCAGGGACTAGGAAGTCGATGTCACCAAATAGTTCAGGATCTTCGATTAAATCATAACCAGAAACTAGACCTGCTCTAACTGCAGCTGCACCACTACCTGAATAGGTGTAGTCTGCACCAGATGCAAGATTCAAAGAACCAACTGAACCACCAGAGAACTGGAATAGTTTGAAAGTACTTCCTTGTACTGCACCGACGTTAACGTTAGTACCAGCAGTAGTTCCTGCAAGTGTTAACTGGTTAGCACCAGCATCACCGATTGGGTTTGTGTCACCAGGATAGATATATTCTGATCCATCTGCAACTACTGTCTTGTAGTAAGTAGCAGATCCTTCTGAACTCTTAGCATTAGATGCTTTGGAAACAAAAGCGAGTGTTTCTAGAACAGTACCAGGAACTCCAGATACCGAACCATTAACGTCTAGAACTGCGATATGCATTTCATCAAACTTACCACCTACAGAAGCTGCTGAAGCAGAAGTTCCAGGTTGTGGTGCAAGAGAAGACCACTTTCTGTTTGAAGCGAACTCTAGTTCACCATAAACATCGTTACTTGCAATTGCGGTTACAGTCTTGATGGTTGCATCACTTGCATCCTTAAGAACTTCGTTCCCAGAAAGTCTCTTAGTGGCGTTCCAAAGAGTAATTTCTAGTTGATTAGTACCAATTACCTTATAGACGTTACCTTCACCACCAGTCCACTTAACGTATGTTCCAGCAACAGGAAGTGCGGAACCAACACCATTTGCAACAACAGTGATATCTGTAGCACCTAAGTAAGCACCAACTCTTGGTAGAGTTAGTACATCGTCATCTGCGTATCCAGAACCACCACTTGTTTTTGTGATTGTAGCAGAACCATTTGCAGCGATTACAACCGAGAATTTAGCACCAGTTCCACCACCACCAGTAGCGGTGATTGAATATGTACCAGCGGTTCTTGATGCGGTTGCACCACCGTTTGTTGTTCCGTCGAAATCAATTACTTCTCCAGCACCTTCGCTGACAGTAACTCTTTGGTCTGCACCATGATCGACTACAACAACTGATACAGCGTTGTTAAATGATCCTGCAGTTCTTGCTGCCCAAGTATAATCCTTGGTTATTGTTGACTCAAAGTCATCTTTGTTTTTAATTACTAGACTTGATGAAGAAGTCGGAGATCCAGATTGTTTGATATTGGAATTTTTAAGACCAAGATCTGTGGCGCCAGTTGGTCTGATTACTGCTACGACAGCACCATATTGAATTAGGGTTGCAGCTGCAAACCATGACTCGTAGTTATTATTATTGGGGTTACCAAAAGTTTCTACAAGTTGTCTTTCACTCGAAACGTAAGTTACCTGATCGGTAGGACCACGCTCTGCGTCGATAGCAACAACACCAATATTCTGATCAGCTACTTGAACTGTAGCTGTAAAATCTACTTCTTTAACAAGTACTCCAGGTGAAGCTAATGTCATTTCTATACCTCTATGAGATTTTTTTCTCAAAACTATTTATTTATATCTACTTTTTAGTGGGGAACCAATACATGAACACACTACCAGTCTGGATAGTTCCAAATTCCAACATCTAATTTTCTATTTCTGACAATTCTTTTCTTTGTACATCCCTTACATTCATATGAATATGATGATGGTATATCACCTCTATCTTTTCGTATAAGATAAAACCCATCCATAAGATCTTTTACTTCCCCACAAGTTCTACATTTTCTCTGTTGAAATAATAAATGTTCCAGAGAAATTTCTTCATCTAAATCCATTACTTATACTCCCACATATAGGACATGTCTCCATACTCGCCTGCTCTATTCCAAGTGTCACCCTGATCATCTATAAAAGTATCTTCTTCACTACCGTCTAATATAAACCCAAATGGCGCCATATCTTCTTCAATAGATTCTCTTTGATCTTCAAAAATTCTTTTCCTAACATCATCTGAAGTAAGTTCCCTGAAGTACTCTTGTACAGATAACCAGGCAAAAATAACCAAACACATAGCCAAGTCATCATTACATCCTTCTTCTGCTTCAAATGATTGTTTCTTCTGAATAAAAGTTGTCATTTCAGCAATAATTTCATAATCACTAATTAGTAATTTATCATCTTCAATTAATGCTTTAAGGTTTGAACATCCAGTTTTCTTAACTGTAGAGGTCATTTTAATACCTAACTGGGATTTATGAGAGAATCCTTGTCCGACAATCTGACCAGCACGTCCTCTCATAGCACACATTAGAAGATTATCATATTCAAGATCAAATTGCATAATATCAGCAACTTGTCCACCGATGTCATTTACCTCACATAAAACAAATGCATGGTTATAACTCATCGCCACGGGATGTATAATGTTGGGAAATAACAGTGGTTTAATAGTATTGTTCTTATATTTTGCAACAACTTTATATGGAATAGTTGTAATATCTACTACTACAAATGCTGAATAATCATTACTAACACCTCTAGACACATCAACTGTCATTACATATTCATGTTCTGGTATTGGTAATTGATATACATCTAACCCATTTTTTCTTTCTAATGGATCCTCATATACCATTGTTCTAAGCTTAGATGCTGCGATAAGAGTATCAACAGATCCAAGAAACTCGCACTCAAACTCCTGTGTAAACTGACGTTGTGATGTGTTAGCAATCGTCTGCTCCTTCCAGGCAGCGTCTCTACCAGGTACTTGAGACCAATGTACTTCTGTAGTCGTATATTCGTTCTTACCCCTCTCAGCGTCATGCCAGAGTTTGTAGAACATGTTCATCCCATTTGGAGTAGAGATGATAATAACTTTAGTAGATTTACCAGAAGAAATTGTAGGATATACAGACGAGAAAAACTGTTCTGCAATATGATTTGGAACAAACGCAAATTCGTCCAAGAAGATAATATTAAATGACATACCTCGAACAGCAGAACTAGAGGTTGATGCTGCAAGAATTTTAGACCCGTTCTCTAGTTCTACATTACCTTTGTTCCATGCAAGGATACCATGTTGCATCCAGCGTGGTAAGTTTTCGTATGCTAACTGCAAACGAGATAATAGTTCTCTTGATGTTGATGCTTTATTAGCAAGAATACCAATATTTACATTGTCATTAAATATGATATAATGAAGCAAGTAAGAAACAACAGTAGTAGACTTACCAGTTTGCCTGGGTAGTTTAGCAATGTTAAACCTATTTTTATGAAAACAACGTACCATTTCCTCCTGGAAATCGTACATACTAAAAGGTACTAGACCTTCATCTAGTGAAACAATTTTAATGTAATTTCTGGCAAAATAAACAGGATCTCCTTTACATCTAATAAACTCCTGAACTTGATCAGGACTAAATTCTATAGGAGTGTTTGCTTTCTTTAGATTAGGATTACCAAGGTATACGCTATCAGTCACATCAAATTATTCTAACTTTAATTATTTAGAGGTCGCTAAATTTATCCCGCATGTCTTCCATATTTTTTTTCTTTTCTGAAAAGATGCCATCGATATATCCTGCACGGTATTCCCATGTCTGACCACCTTCTTTTCCTTTCATAGGATTAATACATTGATTATCTCCTAGTTTGTTGCAAACTAAACCAGCAAGATCCATCTCACTAGAATCTCCTGTATTTCCAGTTCCCCTCCAAACATGCTGACCATTGATCCAGGTAGCACCACATTTTTCACATTCCTTCCTTTGTAATTTAAGGTCGGATAGTTGTTTATCGTTTTCCATTAAAGTTCCTATGGTAAATGGTATAATGTATTATACCAAACTATTTAACCTAGTAGGTATTTTTTAAAAAACTTAAATTAGATTATGCAGACACAACATTATTGTCTTTATCTCGTCTTTGATATGCTGCGGGGGTTCTGGTAGTGTTATCAGAATTTCTTGCTTGATAAGTTCCAGGAGTTTTAGTAGTGTTATCAGAATTTCTTGCTTGATAGTTCCCGTTAAAATCTTTCCATTGTCGTTGAGTCCACCCTTCAGTACCATCGAAGTGTGTAATAGTTGTTGATGTTGGTTGTGGATCGTCAGCAGTATTGTCTTTGTCGTGTCTTACGTAAGAAATGTTAGCCATATCAGCAGTTCCAAGCTCTTAGTGATTTATTGATTCTGCTATCTGGATCAGATGCAGTTTTCTTAGATGTTAATTTTTTCTTCATACCTTTCATTCTAGCGCAGAATGATGAGCGACGGGGATTTCCAACCTTTTTGCTTGGTGCTTTAAGGTCAGATCCTGGATTTTCCTTTTCATATGATTTTCTTCCTTTTTCGTTGAGTCCGCCTGACTTTTTCTTTCCTGATTTTTTAGTCCAGGCTGCTCCTTCTTGTGTGAGTTCAAAACTTTCTTTGGCAGTCCTCGCCGCCTTTTTGAAAGCGTCCTTCGCTGGGTAATCTTCCTCCCCAGATCGAGCAGGACGCTCTCCTCGTTTTCGCTTTGCGTGGATATTTGCGTAGAGACCACGTTTTGCTTCAGTTAATTTTCTAAACTCTCTAAAATTCTTCATCACTAACGACGAGGGTTTACTGTATTATTTATCGTTTCCCATCTGTTTAAGCATCTTTTGTAGATCTGCTGTGCTACCTACAAACATTGCATTGTTAGTTACAGTCGTTGGACCTTTCTTTTCTTCATCTAGATCTTTCATTTTTTTCTGTAAATCTACTAGTTTATCAGATATATCAGCGACGTTTTTAATGAGGTTGCCTGCGACCTCATACGCTCTAGGATGGTCCGAATTCTGTGCTACGTCTAAAATACCATTAATCGCTTCTTGACCCTTCTCTATGAGGTTGTAGAGTTGTCCTCTAGTATACTCATAGTCATTATCAACATCCTTATCTGTTTTTGCTTTTTTAATATCAACAACAGTTTCCTCTGCTTTTTCTATAGCAGATTCGACGTTAAAAGTTTTATCTAAATTTCCAAATGTGTCAGACATATCAGTAATCAGTCCAGGTTTCATTAAATCCGAAGTTATCGTCTGGTTCTACAAACGCATCATCAATTGTATTGACAACAGCGAATGATTGCTCACCAGAACCAATAGAAGTGATATCTAGTGCATATCCACGAGTAGCGTTATATTTTGTGCCAGAAACTCTAAAGTTATCATTGTCTATTTTGATAATATAATACTCGTTTCCATCAACTAATCCCCCTGGTGCAGAACCACTAGTTCCAACTCTCAACGTAACAAAATCATTAGTTACATATCCATGATTTGCTAATGTGAATGTATTACTATTAATATTGATAGAGGTAATTGCAGTTCCATCATTATTATAATCTTCAGTTGCTTTAGGTGTAGCACTATATCTTACATATCTAGCACCTGCATTAATTGCGGCACCAATATCAACGTTAACAGTTCTGATAATATCAGAAGTTGCAACAGGACCGTATAGATAAGTTTTAGCAGTAAATGTAAGTGTATGAATTAGTGACCTTCTTGTTCTAAAGTCACCTTCATAATCATCTTGCATACTAACATTATTTAAAATAATTGGTATGTCCTTAGTTTCTTTTGTTAACTCTACTAGTTTAATACTAATGTTAAACATAGGTTGAAAATAAGGCAAAATCTGTTCTAAAATTTGAACAGAATCATTATTATTTTTACTAATAATATTTAATTCAAAATCTAAGTTATATGGAACTGGTGAATACTGCGTATATACAGCGTCAGTTGTACTACTTTTAGGAGTTGTGCAAATTTGTATTGGACCTAA